GCTGGATTAGACACGAATGTCTGCATACCAACAACCATGTAGAAGATTTCCGCCGCAGCTACACCACCAGATGCGCCACGAATCTCGAAAATCTTACGTCCATCAGTAGTGTAGAATCCGATGGGAAGAATTTCCCCGCGTCCCCACACCTCATCGACAATGAAGTCAATGCGCGTCTTATCCCAGCTATAAGATGCCTTCATGCTGGCACCAGCAAGCTGCATGTTGTTCCCAAAATACATATTCAGGCCTTCTTCTTTGGCCGTCTTCTGGATAATGGAAACAAGCTGACCGATCTCTTCATACGCCTGCATCTGGCAAGGATGGAGCCATGCAGTAGGATTGAAGTTGTTATCAATCCCTACACGGTTTCCAATCTTGTTGATTGCAAGACGTGGAAGTGGCAGTGTAAGCGCGGCGCCTCCACCATTGACTCGATTTGCACGAATCTCTGGAGTAGTTGAGCGACTAAAGCCCAACCATGTACCTGCACTAGCGTTGGAGTGATGGTAAGGCACCCCATACAATGCAGGCAGACTAGCAGGAGCAGCGATACCCGCAGTGACAATCTTGTCAAGTGGAGCCACAGCTGCAATCTGTGGAGTAATGGAGATAACCTTGTTCTCCACATCCCACTGAGTGATCACACCTTCACCACGCTTCGTGGTAAGAGTCGGATCAAAGATCTGTACAGTCTGTCCAAACCGTACAAGACGCGCACCGAATCCGTCCGTCGTCAGAGTGATGACATTAGCACCACCGGCGGGTGTATCCGTAGTAACTACTCCGATTACACCATCACCCGTCTGCATCATCTGAGAATCAAGCTGACGCCTCATCTCATCCAATGCTGTAGCGGTCAGACGACGGACAGAATTGACGATAGCCTTACGAGCATCGTCAGTAGCCCACTGCGTCAACTTGGTGTACTCAATGTTCTCAGAGCAGAACACACAATTGAGTACAGCCTTGTCGAAAGTAGGCCCACCACCTCGTCCCAGATCTCCACCATCTGGATTGAAGTACTGGAACGAACCACCCGGACGCAACTCAAGTGGTACGCGCATCTGGCGATGTGAAATCTTTTCCACATCACGCTTCTTGATGTTAGCGTAGAACTTGTCGTCACGCTCGAACAACACACGCACCTTTGGAATAACCTTTTCAAGCTCCAAAGCTGCTACCTGAGACTCAACAACAGCCATAGCTGGCTCCAATCAATCCTTCATTAGCACATCGAGTGTAGACATTCCTTGCGGAATATCCGAGGCTTTACGTATACGTCCGCTTGATGGGGCTGCGGATCGCCCGCGTGTAATTGGGCCTTTAGTGGCCGGCTTATTCTCAGTGTAAGGATTACTACTTCCCTTCAAGGCGCTATTTCGTGCCGATTTGATTACGCTTGGCAGGAGCGTCTTAGCCTTGGAGAGATACGCAGACTTAATCCTATCAGTAGATTCCTTGTCAAATCCTGTCTGAAATGCCTTTTCCCAGAGCTTATCGAGGAGACTACGGAATCTGGTGTCTTTACTGATAAGACCCTCAAGAGCATCAAAGGCTTCATTAGTTGCATGACCTTTGACGTAATCAGACATAGTACCATTCGGGTCAATATGACCATCAATCGTAGACTTCAGCACGTTATCCGCGCGTGTCTGGAGGTCATTCTTTACTGACTCGAATGTATTATAAACTCGCTGACGTTCATGCTGTTGATACTGCTTTTCCTGCTCTTGAATACGCGGATCAACCTGTTTAGCTAGTGGAGCCGGAGCAGAGAACGTCTGTGAACCAAAAATAAACTGGTTCAATATGTTAGCAGCCGACGTTAGAGGCGCACCCTGATCTCCAAGTGCGCGACCCTCCTTAACCATTGTGATGATAGTGTCTTTGATGACATTACCAAGTACATGATAGTAAGCCTGTTGATCTACCCTGCGAAGAGTAGGCAGGTAGTTATCAGCAATCTTATTAAATGCTTCACCACTCTCCTGCTTTGCTGCAATGAGGACTGAACTAATATCCCCATTCATTACCTGCTGTTCGGTTCTGTCTAGAATATTTGCCTTTTCTGCTGCGAGTTTAGCGTCCGCGACAGTTGGGAACGTTTCAGTAAATTGCTGTTCTCTATAGTAAGCCTTTTCAAGGTAGGGAAAGTCTTTAAATAGTTGCGGATACTTAGCAAGAATCTCCTTACGTCGGACTGGCGTGGTGAGTTCAAGTAAATCTTCCTCAGTAGGTGGCTTGAGTTCTTCTTCAAGTTCCTTGAGTTCATCTACTTCTACTTCTGTCTCAGATTCTGGTTCTTTCTCTTCAATATCTAGAGTTTCAGGAGCTTCTTCCTCTTCACTCAACAGTTCTAGAGTATCAAGAGGATCTGTATCGACAACACCACCAGATCCAGCACCATCTTCAGCAGCATAGAATTTATTGAATCGTAGGTTCATTCTGTCCAACTCCTAGTGGTTGACCTGTACTCTGTGGGGCACCACCATTTGCAGCTGCTGGTGGACCCTGTTGGGCTCCATCTGGAGCCGTTTGTACTGGGGGCATCATACCGCCCTGTGCCATCATCATTTTCTGCTGATCCATCATTTGCTTCTGAAGATCCATATCCTTATGCATCTTCATATGAAGCAGAACATTCTCATATCCAGCCGGATTATCGAGTTTGCACAGTCTACCGGCATCACTAACTAGCCATCTCCTGTCAATATCAGCCGCAAGTAAGTGATTATCTACTTCCAACTCTGGTTCAATACTTGGAAATCTCTGAGGCGGAGGTGGAGGCATACCCATCATCATAGCTTGCTGTTCCATCATTGGATCAGGAGGCAATTCGATAGGTTCAGAGTTAATTAGCAGCTGAATTTCCTCAAATTCCTTGATTCTATCATCTTCACCAGGAATAATGTAGTCATCCAGCCCAATAGCCTTCTTAATGTATGGAATATTTTCAGGTGAAGCGAGAGTATTGGTAATTCCCTCGTTATTCAGCTGAAATAGCTCCATGATGGCGTCTTTCTGCTGATTCCACGTAATTGGGAGATTCTCATTCGCTTCAAGTTCAACTGAACCAATTTTACCATGCAATTCAGACATGCGGATGAAGACATTGACGAAATTACCGAATTCATCCTTCTGAACCGATTTTTCATCATCCTTCATTACCTTGATATAGAGAGGAATTGCCTTACCAAACACATTCTTCCACCACAAAAGGAGCATTTTCCATGTTCCCTGTAGTCTCTGAAGTGCTTGGGCTCTCGACATGCTATATTCCGAAGCAGTACGAGAGCCCGACATCTGTCCACCGAATAACGATGGCAGTGCTCCGGACACCATTTGACCAATTTCCTGTACCTTCTGAGCAAATGGGAGAACCTCTTGACTCAGAGTAGCAGTCTTTACTTCATAGAACCCTTCATGCAGAGGTTTACCAGATTTAGGAGTAGCAGGATAGATTCCACCCGGAATTACTTCTGAATTACGATATGCGTTGAAATTAAGTACCTTCGGATCAGCGAATGTCTGAGGAATACCATGCTCAATAGTCTGAAGAACTAGTGAAATGAGATCATTCGTAATGTCCTGAACTGAGGTAAGAAGTAGACCAATAGGATCAAAGTGAACATAATCTGATAGTGGATTGTGCGTGATTGTCCAAGAGTCATCGAGATTCGCATTACTAGCTTCAGCTACGAAATCATTCGCCATCTCTACTTTTACGCCATCAGGGAACTTAGCCTTCAGGTCATCACATTCGTCTTTAGTCAGAATATTGAACGCGCACGGGCGTATCCACGCATATCTGCACGTAATGTTGTTTACCGGATGTTCACCGTGATACTGCGGACTAGTGCGACCCCACTGTTCGTACAGGTCATATGAAGCACCACCTTTAGTGATCTTATCTCGGAGTTCTGGATACTTTTCGAGTACATTTGCATAATGTGTTTCATACGAGTAGATAAGGTAGTTGCATTCGGACTGATTCCGCGCCCAGACCGGCACTTTGACAAATAAACCACCATAAACTTCCATCTTTACGCGAGTTTTAGGCTCTTTAGTGACTCCCACAAGGCGAGTCATTGTAACTGTTTGCTGCTGAATATCTGGAATGACCTTCTGAGCACAACTAGGACAGACTTCAAGTCCACTATCTAGGAGATAATTGAGTTCTGCATCCATGTCATCAGGTGCATACTCATCTTCCTGTGCACTAGTGGCGGCAGGATCTGTCATGTTCTGTTGACACAGAGGACAAATCTTCACATCCTGCAACATCTTCTGATCTTCATACTGCTTACGATCTATTGTACCGTAGGATTCATCCTCGTGCGGATATGTATAACACGCGGTCATACCCTCGGTAACGAATACAAACAGTGAATGGAGCCAGAACAGGGGAATATCGTTATGCTTGAAGATAAGAGCAGCGATCTTATCTCCCGTTTTAGCGGTGATAACGTCGATAGGATTATCAGCATCATCAGGATAGCAAGTAATAGGAGGTACAGTGACAGATAGAGCAGCAATGATTGACTCAAGGTAAGCCCGGTAGACGTTGACCGGCTTGTCATAGAAACTCTGATCTGAGTCATCACTCGACTTACCAGATTCCGGAATGCGCCAGTCATGAGCTACCTCGGAGTAATATGTATGCTGGATATTCTCCCACAATAGCTTCAATCGGCGCCAAGTCCGTATCTGCCTATCACGTACACCTCTATCCTCATCGTCGAAATGATCGACAAGTTGTTTCAATAGAGCTTTAGTTGCATCATCCAGTTCTTCGGTTTTATTAGCTGCCATTACTCTACCACCGGTTCTGGATTACGCTGACGTGCTCTACGTGGGGTAAGATTGTCATACCTTCTACGTGGAGTACTCTCATCTATAGGAGGTGAAACTAAGTTCTGCTGAAATGAGCTAGGCTGAGTCTGTGGAGCCTCGTACTGTGGATAGATCGGCGGCATTGTAGTACGAACTTCTGGATCACCTTCTTTAGCTCCAGGACTAACTACATCATATCCAGCACGCCATGGTTGATTACGCAATGCCTCATTCTTACCAGCCGCGAGTGCAGCAGCCATACTAGACCCAGCATTATCACTACGCGGAACAGCCATGTTACTTCCGGCTGGTACACCATTCTGACTAGATGATGGATCACTACCACCACTTCTAGCCTGACTAATTAGACCACCAATTCCCTGAACAGCATTTATACCAGTGTTTATCCTGCCTAGAGTATTCGCAAATCCACTGACTCTACTTGCTGTATTAGCAGCTTGACCAGCCTTACTAGCACCACTCAGAGCACCACCGAATCCACCAGTTAGCGAACTAGCCAGACCAGCAGCACCAGAAGTAATACCAAGCCATTTATCAAAGCTAGAAGGTCCAAGACCCTTTTTAGCGTTTTCTCTGGCATCATGTTCAGCCCATTTCTGACCTAGCTGGTTAGTTAGACCAGTAGCCATTAGTGACGCGCCACCAGTAAAGGGCGCAGCCACATATGGAGCAGCCTGTAGAGCTATCTTACCCAGCTTATTCCAGAAGCCCATTGTCGTTACCTCAAGGTACCGATGGGAACATCAACGATGCCGAATGTCTTCAACAGCCAGAGGGTACAAAACAAGATTACTACTACACGGATAACGATCTGAATAGGCGGACTCATCGGGACATATGTCTCCAGTAGATAGAGACATAGGCCGAGAATCACGAGCACTATGATCATTGTAATCATTTCTTCCCCTTTTTCTTACCTATGATCAAATTTCCCTCTTCATCCTTGTAAACATCAGTAGATTTATACTGACTCAAATCACCGAAATTATCTAGTGGAGTAGCAGTTCCAGGTTCTTGCTGCATCATGTTGTACTTTGGATCAAAATATTCAGGAAGTTCATCCTTATTAAACCGTTCATACACCTTGAATGGAGTTCCTACATTCTGCATGAACTTCTTAGCAGCCCAATTTGCAGCACTAGATAGTGGACTACTTTCATCTTCACCAAATAATTTAGCATTAGTATTGAAATCCCACTCATCATAGATACTGTTGTATTTATCACCCTTGGACTTAATGAATTTGCCCAGTCCATCTGCTAGAGGATAAGGCTTATATTCATTTGGTCCAATTTTCATAGGTTCAGCATGAGGAAGACGCCGATACTCCATGTTATCTTGTGGTCCCTGTGCTCCTCTAGTAGGTCTTAATGGCTGTTTAGGGATAATATCACGTTCGGGATGTAGATACTGTTCTAGATAGATTCTATCTGCATCAACGTAATCACCCCAATTTGCAACCTTTTTAACCAGTTTTTCAATTATTCCCTCTTTTAAATCCATTGGATGAGGATTATCTAGAACTTTATCAGGATACTCAATTGGACCACCTTCATCATCAGGTTCTTCTACCTCATCAAACAGTGGAACATTAGGAACCCTCTTAGGATTCACCTTATGACTAGCTAGTAGCTTAGGTGTAGGCCCAAGACCAGGCATTACTGAATCCCCACTTCCTTTTCTAGATCTGCGATTTCTTTACTTCTGTCCTTCAAAATCTTAGCCTTTGCACGGTCCTCAGCCTCTAACATCTGCTGTTTCACACGCCATGGAACATACTGCGGAGTAACTGGAATGTGTTCTTCAGTAGAAATTGAGGGTGGCTCGACCTGCTTAGGCTCTAGAAGTCTATGTAATAGATCCTTACGCTCCCTATTGCTTTCATCAAGCATAGAACGCAGGATTTCACATGACTCACATGGAGTATCAGTCAGGCCGAACCACTTGTACATTAGCTGTTTCCACATCAGGGGGTTCCTTTAACCAACGATCTGGATGACATGTATATCCGCAAATTCCATTAGGCGGACATTTTGGATGAGTTAAAATCTTAGCAGGCATCCCATCTCCGCACTTGGGAAGCATACGAAAATGACCACAACCAGAACTAATGACGATAGCGACCAACAGGCTTAATCGTCTCATCTGATTCTACTTTTCCCATATTTCGGTAGAATGCAGTCCAGTCTTGAGTTTGGTGGAGCTTCTGAATGAGTGCGTCCTGGGCCTGTACCTTCTTAAACTCTTGGTCAGCGTCTCCAAAGAAGCTTTCTGCAGCATCAACCAAGTATCGCAAACCATCAATGGGGTCATCTCCATCGAATTCTGCGATATCTTCTGCTGCTTTGTTACCTTTAGGCTTGTCATAGCTACATGCTTTGATTGCTTCCACTAGAATTGGACATGCGCCGGCGAAAATCTGCAATTTCGGGATATTAGTCTCTTCCTCAACCGGATTAAAAGAGTCCAAATAGCTCTGATACTCCTTCATTCCACGGTTTCGGTGAATCCACATTGCGTATTCTTCGTCGTAACGTCCAATTTCCTGTGCATTAATCAGTTTTGGCTGCCACCGTAGGTATTCATGTATAAGTTGCTTACCAGCGATCCTACTTCCAGGGGTATTGTTGGATAACTCAATAGAAATTCCAAGTTCTGCTTCAATCTGCTCCTGAATAGTGTGTTCCTGTCCTCTATCCTGTCCCGCAGACTTGCAGAATCGAACCAGACGGGGTGATTCCTTGTCGATGTATAACTTAACATGAGGTGCCCACTCCGCAATCTTAGTTTTCACCCATGTTTGTTCACGATAGATATACACGCGCTTGGATGGAGAGATTGCACCATATCCAATCCATGTCATCGCCGCAAAACCCCAGTCACCTATGACAATCTTAGGCCACCAGTGAGGAATTTCAAACGGCGTGACTACATGAAGTGCATTCTCTGGTTCATCCTCAAACTTACGATCCCTAAACTCATCGAAGACTTGTCCCTGATATGCATCCCAATCACCTAATAGCTTCGCCTTCCTTTCAGCCTCAATTGTAATACCTTGCAGTGATTGTTTATAAGTGGGATCAATGTGCGGATTATCTTCAAGAGTAGAGTGGATGTACACCCTCTTATTTCCACCCTTACCAACAATTATTTTTCCTCCCTTAGGATAGGGCTTAATGAATCTCTTATAAGTCCAAGTGTGCCCAATACCTCCGGGCATTCCAGCAGCTCGTGTAATTGAAGGTAAACCACTATCCTTTGGTGCGCGATTACGTTGAAAGGTGATGTATGTGTATATCCACTCAGTAATTGATGTAAGTTCGTCTGGGGTATACAGACATATTTGCATTGTATCGTACTGATGTACGTCATCTTCATTCTCACAATGACCTAGAAAGATCATTGCTCCTTCGTTAGTTCCACCTGTACCACCATATTGATCTGTACGTGGGAATGTCCAGCACATTTCTGTCTTGTTAAGTGTTGCACCGAATTTACGATAAAGTTCTCGACTTCGAGGAATGATTTCGTTTCTAAGCTCAGGGTAGGTCCGACGCATGAAGACTTGTTTAAATTTGGGGTGTTCGTGCCATCTGTGTACAATTCCGTAAAGCAAAAGTACGTCAGACTTTCCCGAACCAGCTCCGCCCCCATAAAATCCTTCCTTTACTGTAGTAGGTAGTGAGAGAAATTGTTCCTGCTTAGGCGAAGGTCTCCACTCATTACTCTGAAAAGTTTTATTTAGTGTTGGATCAGTAGACATAATTACCTAGCACCCCTCCGCGGCTCCAAGCCATTCTCATCCATTACAACAGGCTGCTGTTGCATTGGTGGCTGATTCATAATATCAGTCATACCGTTAGTATTCTGTAGAGTATTCTGTGGAGTAGTTCCATACAGGCTAGACATACCTGGCATTCCCTGACTACCACCACCCATCCTCTGCATAATCTGATCAAATCCACTACCGCCAATTCCATAACCGGGAATATTGTTAGGTCCCATGTCATGTATCCGGCCATTCAATTGATTGAATGGACCTTCTGCTAGATTAGATGGAGTTTCCTGAGTATTCATAGGACCAGTTAGACCTACATTATTTGCAGCGCCCATCTGAACTCCACCAGTAGGTTCAAGTTTATTCATATTTGGTCCCGGAGACATAGCCTGTCGACCATATCCCTGAGTTGATGGACCTTCAGGAGGTGTATTGATTAGTGGCTGTGGAAGTTGACCAGCCATAGTTCCACCAATGGGCCTACGCGGACCCCCCATACCTACATTCGTATTAATTGCCCGCATCAATGAGTTTGCGCCACCCATCATTGGATTGGCCTGTTGACTCTGTGTCTGTGGAGTCCTATTCATCATGCCAGACATTACTCCACCAGCAGCCTGAGCCATATTATTCATCATGCCAGCATTAGGATTAGGCTTACCCATCATACCAGGTCTACCCTTCATGATGGGATTAGCCTTCAACTGCTGTTTTTGGGCAAAATTATTTCCTGTATTCACTCCAGCAGGCACCTGTTGGGCGAATCCCTGTCCTGCGGCATTAGGTACAGCTGATTGGATGGAATTACCACCCATTGCAGATTTACCCTGCTGCATTGTATCAAACATGCCCATTAGCGTAACCTTCCTGTAACGACTTGGGCAGTATAACCATTGGGCTGTCCATTTGTGCTTCGCACAAAATCAAAGGACAACTCTTGACCCAAATCAAACTGTTGTTCTGGATGTACTGTACCGTCGAAGTCTACGAAGGAGAGGAAACAGGCGCGCTCGCACCTTGTACGAGTATGTCCTTGATCCCCATAGAAGATACCAAAAATCCTGCCTTCATGAGAGATCCGGTGATCGAATCGTAGGGTATCTTCTGCGCACGGACTAAATACCCTGTTACCGGATTGACTAGCACCAAAATGAAAGACTCCGGGCCAGCCCATAATGTCGATTGGAACGATATTTTTTGCGACTGGGACTTCATAGAATCCAGGGTAAGTAGTAATATCTGAGTCACTCTTTACGCCTGCTCCACAGAAGTAGTTGAATCCCTGATCACACATCAATGACTGTACAGCCAGAGCACACATATGGTTGCTATCGACATCGCGACCATCATAACAATGACTTGGCTTAACGCTAACCTCATCACCAGGTCCAGTAGGCTCATCCTGTATTCCATACTTGGATGGTGGATGTCCTTCCCATGGACATGAGAAGATATGTCGGATTCTATCGTGATCTTCTGCGCCTCTGTATCCATGGATCGCATAAAAATCTCCACCACACCAAGCTGCAATATCATTAGCATGTTCGGTGGGTGGAGCTGTAGTTGTAACTATGACTGTCGAGCATTCCGCCGTGAAACATTCGAGTGCGTCGGAAATCTCTTCCTTACTATTTGCACCCGTTTGCCACGCTTCATTTCCACCGAATACATACGCGGCTGTTTTATGTTCTCTGCCTCGGAGGTGTCGTCCAAGTTCTCTAAAGAACTCTTCGTGATTACCCGACCAGAGTTTATAGTCGCCAAGGTTATAACCTCCTTTCATTCCATACTTATCTAGCAGATCACCAAGTCGGGAAAGTTGGCCCCAGAAATCCTGAGTATAACCAGGACCACACTCTCTACCTGACCAATAATCTCCTAGTGTACCAAGATTCATCCAGAAGTGAATGAATGGATATCCTGCTTCTTGTCCTGCCTTTATAATACGCTCAGCCTTAGTAGGATCACGTACGAAGACACTAAACAGGTCACCAACATGAAGCCCAATGGGAAGAATACGATTGTCCTCATTATCCACGAAACCTGCTTCATCTATGCGCAGTTGACCTTTGATTAGTGATTCTACAGGAGAGAAGAAAGAGATAGGAGGATCAGCAGTGAATGTCTCATATCCACCTGGTTCAAGTGATGGCTCATCCTCAAACATTGGCTGTTCAAGAACTACCTGACCATTGGGCCATACTTTAATGAAATAGCCTGGCCTACAGACTGACTCGAATGAGACTTTCTTACCATTGTCCTGAAGAATTAGAAGGAACTTTTCCCATCCACCTATTGAAGTACGATTAAATGCAATGATTCCATCCTTACCTTCATTCTCACAGCATGCATAGAATCCATTAGCTGACTTGATTCCATAGATACCTGATTCGTCAGAAGGAACTATTTCAAAAGTTTCCCACGCGCCCGCAGAATCTCTAGTTGCAGTCATCCAACCAGCAGGTCGTCCGTCAATAACTCCCGGCGCGTGTCCACCATCCTCCGCGCATGCGAACTTACCGTGGTCTGATTTAAGTGTAGTCATATATCTTCTTCTTTCCTGTTAGTCTCAAAGAGACTATGCACGCTTCAAATTAATCTGAACACCGGATGTAGCAGTACGAATAAACGTACCATCAGCCAGTGCAGATCCATTGGTCATAGTGAGCGTGATACCCGGAAACGCGTAGGTGAAATCATTACTCACTTCGAGTAGTGGAGCACCATGTGTAGAGAACACAGTACAACGCACAGCAGGAAGTGCATACACTACATTGGCTAGTAGTGTAACCATCTGACCCAAAGGAAGAAGTTGTGTGGGCATCCGTCTCTCCTAAATGGCTGTTACGTTAAAGAAAACCGGATAAGAAAGATAATGACCATTAGCAGTCTTATTCTTAACCCTAATTACTGCTACTCCAACAGGCGCACTCGTGAGATCATATGATGTAGTTAATTCAGTAGATGATACGCGCGTAGTAGGAACCTCCACACCATCCCATAGACCAGGATTATTAGCTGATTTAGTTATAACACAACCAGTAAGGAAGTTAGCCCCATGAACATGGAGTGTCTGAATACCAACTATTTCCTTAGACATTGTAACAGGCTGAAGTGCACCAATGCGCGGAGTGTCTGGATGAGGATTAAACGTCAGTGTCATTCCATTGGAAATGATATTACCCGGATTAACTACATTAATAGTTACGCCAAATGCTTCTTCAAAACTAATAGTTGTTCGGATTTCAGTAGGACTAATGAAATTCATGTTGCCATTATTGAATCCATTCTTGTATACCTTACAACTAGGATGGAAGTCTGCACCAGTTAATGTAACTATAACTGGATCAACAGTATTAACTACACTAGGATTCAATCCGAGTAACGTAGCTTGTAATCCTGAAGTCTGATCCTTCTTAGCCCACATGCATACGATTGAATCATACGCACGTTTAGCCATCTGCTGATCTGATCCACAGATACGCAGAATGTGTTTAAGTATATGATCCTCTGCCGCGGTAAGAGGAAATGGTAGTTGAGCACAATCCTTCAGATCAAACGGATCTGGAATACTAGGTATCCTAGGATCTTCCATTACTTCTTATCCTGAATAGGAGGAGAGTTGAGTTCAATTTCCTCTCTACGCTTCGTTAGCTCTGGGCCAAGTTCAATCTTCTTAACTGGTTCCTTCGGTTCTTTAACAGACAAGAGAGCAGGAGCAGTTACTTCAAAAGTCAAAACATTTGAATTATTCGGATAGTTCTCCACATAAACATCATGTGTGAGAGCTAAGGTTGTATCAGGAATGAATGTGAGTTCAGTAGGACTAACGAATGTACTAGTCTGAACTGCCCCACTCGCGCGCACTACTGAACTCTCACTGAATCCAGTTCCAATGACTGATACAGTTACAACCTCTTCCTGTACAGCGGTGGCGGGATTGAGTGAGGTGAGAACAGGTACACCAGGAGTACCAGTCAGGATAAGAGTAATAGCAGTGTATGCCTTCTTTGCAAAGGCTGAATCTGAACATGAGAGTTCTAGGATCTCACGTAGCCATTTATCCTGTTCAGGACTAACGACTAGGTTAGGCGAGTTTACTAGAACAGGATTCCACGGATCTTGATACAGGGGTACTTCAACTTCAGCTTTTGGACGCGCGCTAATAGAAGGGGACATATTGTCTCTCCATTCTAACTGAATCAACTATTCTTGAACCTGAATGAACTCAAAGGAACGCTCGTCCTTGAATTGAGGAGCGTAGATTACGAACTGAGGCTGTTTATTCTGATTCTCTGTACCGGGATCTATCTGCTTCTCAAGATTCTTGATAATGACAGACATATCCTTAGCGATCCCACTTAACTTATCAGGATCGGTAAAGTCTAGCTTCTCTTGGGTAATACTAGATAGAGCAGCGTTGAGGGTCTTACTCGCCTTACCGATGGCTCGCTGTCTAGCTTTATTGATGTGGGAGATAATACTGGGCTTTGGCTCTGAGTAGGATGCTGTTGATGTAGCACCCTTTGTGTATGCAGAGACAGATGAAGGAGAAATGCCAAAGTCTGCGGCAAGCTGCAACGCGGACTCACGCCCATTGAGTAATGCATCTTCTCCAATAATGGCTCGGAGACTATCGGGTACGTTGACATCATTCTCTTTACGTCCACGTTTAGGTATATCCTGAATGATAGGCCCCTCATGTACCTCTTCTTTCTTCAGAGAATCAATAACAGAAGAGGGAGGTACAATCAATTTGACAGGAGAATATGATTCTATCTCTCTACGGAGATCTTCGTCAGAGACAATTCCAATAGGCATAATTACACTTATCCTAGAATATGAAAACAATTAATTGTGTAGGGATGGGCCGAATAAGGCCGTGAGAATCATCTCACAAGATAGGTTGAAAGTCAAGGACTCTAAGTCGTTTCGTATCAACGAGTTAGAGTCATCGTGTAGATTTTACACTCTCCGATTAAAATTATTTTTTTTCTACAATTTTTTAGGGTCCCCTATTATATAATTTGGTCTGACACACATTATTTCTATGAGGCCGCCTTGAGCAACGGTGTAACTTTTACATACACCATGGGTAGTGGGTAGACCGGTCGGTCTACACCATATATGGTAGAAAAGTTACATGCCGGCCACCCCAATATCTTGTGGCCAGACCGAGCGGTCTACCCCATATCTTGTGGTTGCGCGGATTATCTGTCCATGAGACTATTGACTTGTCGATGTCGCAACCGCCGAAAGGCCGTGAACGACTAGACGAGGCGAACGAAGGACCGAACCGGCGGACCCCGGCAAGTGTTCCACGTGGAACATGAGGATAAGATGGAAAACAAGACTGGTACAAGCGAATGCAAGACTGCACACGGTCGGCCGATTACCTCGTACAAGGACAAGGA